CTGTACGTTGGCAAACGGAGTACGAATAATCCCTGGTTTCTCAGGGCAGGAATGGCTTTTTCTTTTTATTACTGCGAAGAGTTCCCGTTCTCTATCATCCTCATCCCCGCGCCAGCAAGGAGCATGCGCGCAGGCACACCAAGCGGGTAGCTATACGAAGACGCGTTAATCGCTCCAAGAACCATTGCCTGGCCTTGTGGAGAACGCGCGTACTTAACAGCGGCTTTCCCACCACGAATGGCAAGATTGACCATCTGTTTCCACACACTGGTGTTAACTGGGATGAGTTTTCCAACTGCGTCTCTCGCCCTATCAGCGATGGCAGAGTTGGATGGGCCAACAGTCGCATACTGCGTCAAAACTGAGCCGACGGACGTGAGCATTGGAACATACTCGACGTTCATGATAATGTCGAACTCACCGATAGCAGCTGTCGAAACTGGTAGACCCGAAATGAAGATCACGGTCGAAGCGGCGGTGGTCAGGTCTGTGGAAGCCATGAGCCGGAAAACTCTTGGCCCAGCACCTAACAAGTGACATGGGACGGTGTAGGGCTCCTTTACGGTGAACTCATAGTCCGCCGCTGCTATGACAGCAGCGTAGGATGTGGCTCCCGTATCGGAGGCGTAAAAGCGGTCGCAAACATAGGCAAGACCCTGATCGGCAGTAGAAGGTCGCGTCGATCTCCACGCAACGCCAGCAGTTGTAACACGGTAGAGGGTACCGTTGGCGTTGAGGGAGGTGTATCCACCACTCGCTGCGTTAGCCGACCAAGTGATAACGTCGCCAGCAATTGAAGCGTACGTACGGTATAGGTTAGGGGCTGTCCACTGAAGTTGAATCCCGGCGTAACCATTAGCGTCAGAGCCAACGCTAACGCGGGTTCGCAGTTGTGCGACCATTGTTGCGTGGCCATTGCCATCAGGATATTTGGCGCCGGATGCACCTGGATCGAATGCATCAACCAATGCAGCGACAGTACCGAAGAGCTGATTGGCAGCATTTGACCCCTCGGAACTTGAGAAGGCCATTTGGCGCGCATTACGTCTTGGTTGCACTTGTCGTTTGGGAGCACGTCGCTTAGACATGCAGCTTTTTATTCTAACGGGGCGGCCAGCCCCGGGGCGTTTTGATTCCCTGTCGACCAACAGGTTTGAGCAAACTAGGGCTTGGCAACCCCAGGGCTGGCGTTTGCTCCAACACCAGCCCCAGTGTCTTTTGGGGCTTTGCGGGGTCTGGTTTGCCGGGTGTTTGCAGCGGGAACTTTCTTCCTTTCAGTGTCAGCCACCGCTGTGTCTCCTCCCGACAATTTGTGCCACTCACGTGCTGAATTCTCTCCTGCTAACTCCAGGATGTCCTCAGCACTAATGGGTGTGTCACCAACCATAACCTCATTAACGGCGTCGTCCACAACCGCCGTCAACACACTAACTCCATTCGACAAGACCAACTCCCCAGCTTCGGACCTTTTGAAGGTTGGCACCTTTGACAATAAATCATCAACGGCTTTCAAATCCACCTTCAACCCGGCGTATCGGGTTAGGGTCCCACCCTTGGGTTCGTAGGCCAGCCACTTGGCCATCAGACGGGTCATCTCCTCCACGCCTGACATGGCTAGCAACTCCTCAAGACCATCAGTAGACACTATTGGCCAATCACCGGTTAGAGGGGCATAACCGGCCCAGGGGACGCCGCTGCGCTCAGCGTATGCCTTGCGCGCATCACCATCACTCAATCCGGCGGCAAGCAGAACCTTGCGGGCGAATTGTCCAACGAGTGGAGTGTTTGGATCACTCTGAAATATGGAGATGCATTTGTCGAGAGCAACAACTGAATTTGGAACGGTCAGTGGTGCTTTTGTGAGATGTAGTTTTCCCAATTGGCGCAAGATGTCACATGTCGTTCCATCATGCCCAAACCAAATGTCACGCGGGGCGACACGCCCCACAAAGTTCACCCCAGGCTCACCATATGGGATGATTGCTAACTTAATTTCTAGACCCAATCGAGAACACAGCTTTGAGTAAGCTACGTGTGGTAAGTTGCGAACCACATTATCGTCGCCATAAAAGGCGGCTTTCTCGATGACGCATTCAAACGCATTGGAGGCAGTGTAACCTGCCTCAATGTGCCCTAAATATGTGATGAGCATATTGAAGACGGTGTTTGCGACAGTGGTGATATAAATTCCAGTGTCTAAGGCGTTGGCTTGGTGTGCCGTGACTCCGTTCCGGAACTTGATAATGTTGTGAGTAATAAGCTTCACTATTATATCGACAAGTTGTGCGGAGTTTGGGAACACTTTGTGGAACAGGGCCTTCTCCAAGGCCCGTGCAAGCGCATTACGATGTCCATCGTAGTATCGAAAATCGACACACGCCACATATGCGGCATCCTCACACACACTCATTAAAAGTTCAGCCATCTCGCCTGGGTTTTTGCCAGGCGCGTAGCTTTTAATGGCGGCTTTCAAAGCGGCTGCTAGTGGCAGAGCCAAGGATGCCATGTTATTGTACATCTCCGGCTCAGCCGTGCACACTAGACGTGCGGGTTTGAGTTTAGCCACATCATCAGAGTTACCATAAGCTTCAACCTTGGAAAAGGCGGCTATGGTACGCGGACCAGTGATGACAGGTGGGCAGGGTTGGTCTGCCGACTCCGTAACCGATCTTATCTTGGTTGGCCCCTTGGTGGCGGCAAGAATTTGGTCCACATTCCAAACTTCTAAGTCACCATTCACAAGGTGTATTTGCGCAACCAGCATATCTACAAACTCATGCATATGCCTATAATCGGAGGGAGTAGGGCAGTGAGTGGCAGCCTGTTTTTGCGGAACAGATAGCCGTTCCTTGAGAGTGACGTAAGCGTTGCCAATACCACGTGCAGCGCCAAAAGAACCGTCAATCAAGGCAGGCATGAACGAACGCAAGCCTGATCCAATTTCATCTTCATCTACGCCAGTGGTGGTGATTGGACGATATTCACGCACTGGTGTTGGTGGCTGATCCACCAATGTGTTGGCCCCATTAATACGGCAAAGGGCATACAGTCTCAACACATGGATGTTATTGGGAATGACCTTACGGTCAGGGTACATGGTGCGATACATCCCTCTAATAGTAGCGTCGTAGATCACCGAAGCTTTCTTGGGAGTATCAGTCATCCTGCCACATACCTGCGCAAGAAACTCGGCAGGAATGGTGCAGGCGACATCTGGGAATGAGTTGACATTGGCGATAGAAACCAGTCTGGTGTCTTCCTTAACGCTCAGAAAACTGAGTACTGCGAACGTGTGCCTCACGCCCTCAAAACTCCCGGTCTCTAAGCAATCAAGACGTCTCAGCTTGTCACCACTCAACCCGCAGTAAAGCAAACTGCGCACATACCCAACGTGCAACGCCATAGGCGTTAAGGCAATGATTGCCCGGTTCGTGGAGATTGTAATTTTATCAACACAGTACACGACCGTGCGGTAAACAGGCCACCTCGGTAAGCCCAATTGCATGCCACCACCATGACGGCGTGGCATGCAACCAAACGCTCTCCCAGAGCTTGGGGCAGGCTCGACTCGAGCCTCACTACCCAACCAAGTCCAACCACTGGTGACTAGAGTGTCCAGAGAATAATCCCAGAGCTTGTGAATGGGCCTAAGCCCACTACTCCAGCATTCCTTGAACTCACCATGAGGCGTGAATTGGTACACGTGCTCCTTTGTGGACCCACCCGCGATTGATGGCACTATGGTGTACACCAACCATGGGCGGATGACCGTACGTAATTCTAAAGGCATGTTAAGAAACCAGTCGGTGTCATTCACAATGATAAGGCCATCAGCTGGAACTGGATCATTCTTCCATCCAATTGCCAGGTCCTTAACATCGTAATACACCCGCCTTCCCAGGTTCCCTGACTCCGCTCCAGCAGGCTGGAGGTAAAAGCCAATCATGCCCGTATCATCCATAATACGGTTCTCGACAATGCGAGCAGCATCTCGAGAAGCCGCACCTACACAATGTGGGTTGTTCTCATACTTTTCCAGGTCAAGAGCGGGTACCTCAACGTGCCGTATGATCTTACGGTACGCTGAAGTAGCGGCACAGTCCCACTCGTTAGAGCGGTCCAGTAACTGGGTTTGCAGTGAGCCTACGTCGTTGAAAAGGATGCGGTTCATTGGGGC